CATACACAGGCACACCAGGTGTGTCTGGAACCAAGGCCCCTAAACTGCCAAAAATTACACAACCTAAGAATCCCAACGGCACAGCCAAAGGTGCTCACGCACTGCCAGGAATCAGCCTGTTCGGTGGACCAGGGGTGGTGAGAAGATAATGGGAACACTTGTGTTGAAAAAAGAATGGATAGTCAAATGTCAAAACTGTGGTCGCGACAGTCACTGCGGCGCACCATTGATACAGGACCTGGATGAAATGAAAGACGTGAGACTCTGTGACCACTGCAGATGCAAAGGATGTAACAATGAAGATTAACGAAGTGGTCATGCAAGAAGGTGCCTCCATGACAGGCTACATGAGAGACACTGTTAGTTTCAATGGTGAGCCTCGAGAAGTATGGACTTTCCCCAAGGGCTACGAAAAAGACGCAGAAGTGCAATCACAGTATTTCTCCAATGCTTCCATGAGAGCAGTGCTGGACACACTGGGCATGGATTCAGATTTTGAAGATGCTTCACCGGTGCCAATAGATCAATTCATTAACATCACCACCCAGTGGTTACAGAAGCACGTGGGCAAGACCAGTGCAGAAGAACCAGACACAGTGACGCAACAGCCAGGCAGTGCTAGAATGATAGATGGTGGCAAGCCCGAGGGCTATTTCAATCAGGCCATAATGCATTTGAATCAGACCGCTCGCAGGATCAAACAGAAATATCCCCAATTGACACACGTCAGCTTCAACTAAATATCCATATGCGTATCACAGAGATCAATGCCCCAGTACAACCAGACACATACGAAGCCAGCATGTTCATCAAGCAGGCCATAAGGGCAGGCAAGTACGCGATAAAAATTCACAACATCCTGAACAACGACCAAGAGATGGAATCATGGGTGGCTAAAAAGATCGACCTGGCATCAGGTTACATCTCAACCATTGGACATTACATAGAAGGTCAAACAGTCACGGAAATCAGTAAAATGCCAAAGGGCACAGGCACCATGCAGGGCGTGAAAGAAGACGCAGGTGAGGGACACATGAGCAAATCGCAGTTGTACGCAACTGCCAAGTATGCTCTACAAATTGCTTCCATGGTACAACCAGGTGATGACATCGAAGGATGGATGCAGACCAAGATGAACAGAGCAGTGGACATGCTGGACGCTGTGTATCATTACGAAGACTATCAAAAATTGAATCCATACAGAGAACAATTAGGTGACCTACATCAGCGACACGCAGACATAGTGCAAAAAAACATCGACCAGATACTGGCCACGGAGACCACCATGGACGACATTGAGACCATCCCTGGCATGCTGAACATCATGAAAAGAAAAGTGCAGGAAGTGGAAAAGAAATACGCAAAAGAAGTCAAAGAAAACAACGAAGCATCAATCAAACCGTACGTGTCGATGTACAAGGGCAAGGATGGCAAGATGGTGTATGACGTCTTAGACAAGGATGGCAATTCAGCACACAAGTCATCGGACCAGAGAGTGGCACAGGCATACCTAAAAAAGAACTACGATGGTTTGAAAGAAGGATCCAGGATGCCTTCGAGCATGATCAAGGACAAAGAAAGACTAGACGCCATGTCACCGGAAGAGATCAATCATCACTTCCAGAAGCGAGCACACTTTTTTAACAGGCCGGCACGGGAACTGGCAAGGTCACAGGAACTGAGATACGGTAAAGCGGTGGCGGCGAAAGCACCCTACTCCAGACACGTGTCAGAACAAATACTGGACGAAGACATCAAAGGATGGCTACAGAAGATGGCCGCGGCAGGCATCATCGTTGGTAGCCTGGCAGGCATCGGTGCCGTCAATCAAGCCATCGACAATTCAGTGCCAGCGATACAGGCCATGAACCAAGCACTGGACTCTGCGGAACAGAGGGGAGACGCCGAGTTGGTCGCAATGATACAAAAAGATTTAAAAGGTGCCAAATTGAGATTGGACATAGGTAAAGATCTAAACCAAGTGAAATACCTGCAGGACAAATACAAGAACTTCATGCCAGCGGGTTACAAGAGTGAGGACAAGGACGATCAAGATTATCCACCACACCTACAGGATCTGTTTAAAAAACTGAGAGACAAGCAGGCACAGGATCAAAAGACTGATGCCAGAGTGACTGATGCAACTCCCGCAGGATATGGTCCCAAAGATGATGATGCAGTGAATGAGTACTCACCATTTAAAAACAAGGTATTGGCCAAGATCGCAAAACCCTCTTCTGATTATGCAGACAAGTTGAAGGCCCTCGACATGTTGGCACGAGATCCCAACACCAACCGGGATCCAGAGCTACAAAAAGAGCTGATTCGTAGGAAACAACAGTTGATCACCACAAAAGAGTCCAGCACAGTGCTGTACACCAACCGATTGACAGACATGATGGGCAAACGACTGGGTGAGAGCTGGGCAAACAAGTTCAAAACAACCTGAACACATAAAACCTTGCTATAAATAACTGCGTAATCAAATATAAATACTCTACAATGACAAAAAAATACGAAGACAACTGGTTAGATATTGTAAAAAGACTCAACGAGATGAGTAACATCACACCAGAAGAAGAACGACATTCACTTCTAGAAGCGGCCAGACAAGAGCCAAAGATCCTAGACGAAAAAGAAATTTCACTGGCAGACATTGCCAAACTGGCAGGCATCAAGGAATACACATCACCTGTGGTTTCCAAACAGGCAGAAGCCCTGATCGAATCCATCACCAGAGATGAGACAACCACGGAATCCATGATCACACAGGCCATCCGAGAATCAGATGCGGACGATTCCATTTCAGCCACAATAACAAAAGCAGTGACGGAAGACTCTAAAAGACTAGACACCATTGCAGAGTTGGAGACGAAACTGGCAGAATTAAAAGCAGAGCAGAAAGAGGAACAGACCTATGAAGCAGATGCATTCCGAGCAGTACTGGCGAAAGATATCAAAGAGTATATCAACACTGCAGAAGCGGCAGAATTGGTCGAACTGTACAACTCTATCTCAGACCATGACGCAGTTTACAATGAAGAATCATCAAGCATTCTTGTCAAAACTGAGGACACCAAAGAGATCATAGCAGACGCTGAAGAAATAGAACAAGAGATCATTGCTGAAAAAGACAAAGAACAAGATGAAAACAACGACGAAGTGGTCCAAGAATACGACATACTCTCGAACGGTGAATTCACTGATCAACAGATCAAACAGGCATTTGGCATTTTAAACGATCCCAAATACAAGGGTGGCAACTACGACGGTGCCGTTGAGGTGATTGAAAAACTTGCAAAAGGATTGTCAAAACACCCCAGCGTGGCCAATGCTTTAAAAAGAGCCAACGAAGACACTGTTGAAGCATCTGGATATGAGGGACAGGACGAATACAAAGCACACACCATTCAATTACAAGGTGACTTCGACGCAGAGCATCCAGTGACAGACTCCGATGCCGAAGTAGTGAAAAGAACCATCATGAAAAAAAGTGGTGAAGAAGGCAGGAGCATCGTGGTAGATGTCGAACCATCGGACTCGTATGTTAATTCTGTTGTGATTCACACTGCAAGATCCAAAGAAGAAATCATCGGTTACCTGGGTGACATGGTGGACGATCATGAAAAATCATACACTGACGAGCTGTCATAATTAAAAATAAGTAGATAATCATATCTACCAAGAAATAGAGAACATTGAAGAAAAAACGCAAAACAAATAAAAGACCACGCACAGAAAAAACAACATTCAATCCAAAAATACACCACAAAGGCGCAGGCACAGGTTACGGTTTAAAAAGAGATCACGTGCAGACACCGGAAGAGACCAGTGGTGCCCAGTTGGCACACATACTTGGTATAAAATAAATACTAGTATATGCGTATCACAGAGATCATAGAAGGTCGTTTTGACCCTTATCAGAACAAGGCCATATTCTTCGCGGGCGTGCCCGGGGCAGGTAAAACATTCATAGCTCGACAGTTGGCCTCTGTGTTCTACGGACTGAAACAGGTCAATCCTGATGCCGCATTCAAACATCTGCTACGCAATCGAAACTTGAGTCTCAAAATGCCCCCAGAAGAAGAGACACCCAGGGAGATCGAAAGGCAACGAAGCAAACAGATCACAGGCAAACAGCAACAGATGTATCAGCAGGGAAACCTGGGCATGATGATTGACACCACTGGCAGGTCCTACGATCGAGTGTCTGATACCAAAAAGGAACTGGAAGCACAGGGCTACGAGACTGCGATGATCTACGTGGATGCCGACATCGAAACTTCCATCGAACGTAATCGAAAGCGTGAAAGAAGCATACCAGAGAAAGTGCTGATGAGCAACTTCGGCACAGTGAAGGCAAATGTGCCCAGATTTGAACAGTTGTTTGGTGGTCGTTTGTTTAAAATAGACAACTCGTATGCGGAACAGCCAAGATTGTCGCAGGCATTGAGTGAATTAGAATCCAACGTCAAAGAATTTTTAAATAAATAGTCGTACAATGAGCCAAATGCCTATTTTTTCATACAAGCAGTATCTAGACGATATCAGTCGCATGAAACAGACCGGTACCATCGGGGCCAATCGCCAAGCAGAAGCTCCACAGTCAGCAGGTTCCAGGGGACTAAGAAGAACCAAACAATTTATCAAAGACCCCGTACACATGATGGGGGAGAGCGAACAAGGTCGTCCCACGCCTGCCCAACCAAATGCCGTGGATGACCAGAGCATGGCGGAAGTGTTTGAATCATGGCTACAGAGGCGGATACCAGAACAGTTCCACGAGGGAGCAAGGAACTGGTTTGAAGCCAAGTACCAGGGCAGAACAGTGCCACTGAACAAACCCATGCGTGGTGATGTTAAAAAATTCAAAGTGTACGTCAAGAATCCTAAAACAGGCAATGTCAAGAAAGTAAATTTCGGACACGGTGGGACAAGTGCTAAAAAATTAGGACAGAAGACCATGAAGATCAGGAAGAGCAATCCAAAAGCAAGAAAATCTTTCCGAGCTCGACACAAGTGCGACACAGCCAAGGACAAAACCACAGCACGATATTGGAGTTGTAAGGCTTGGTAATGCGTTACGTAATGCATTATACTATCTATAAAATAACTAACCATATAAATGGAAAATATTACATTGGCAGACATGCTACTAAAAATGTAAACGATTCCTATATGGGTAGTGGTATAGGTATCATGAACGCTATTAAAAAGTATGGTGCAGAAAACTTTACTAAAGAAATTATTGCAACCGCAGATAGTGCAGATGCATTATGGAATCTAGAAAAAAAAATAGTCAACAAAAATGTAGTTAAAGATCCTATGTCTTATAATAACACATACGGCGGCAAGCACTATTTACACGGATTGAAAGAATATGACTATGATGCATTTATAGAACATCAACGCAAAGCAGGGCAACAATATGCTAAGAACTTTACAGGTAAATCTAAAGAATGGCATGTCAAAGGTGGATCTAAAAGTTCTCGTGTGCGTAGCGAACAATATATATATCGTATTACTACAAGTGAAGGCGAAGAGTACATTGTAAATGGCTTAGAGTTTAAAGAGATTTGTAAGAAAAAAAACTGGAACTATAATACGCTTCACTGGAAGACAAGTATAGGAAAACATATCAAAAGAGGCAAGCTCAAAGGCTTCCTGGTAGAACAAATAAATACATACAAGGTAGCAGTATGAAAATCAACGAAGTCACCGCAATCACCGAAGAACAGTTTGAACAGCTGGCAGAGAAGAAAGATGCCTGCTATCACAAAGTAAAATCAAGATACAAAGTATGGCCCAGTGCCTATGCCTCCGGTGCCCTGGTGCAGTGTCGTAAAAAAGGTGCGGCCAATTGGGGCAACAAGAGCAAGTGATGAAGATACACGAGATACTAGCAACCAGATACGTGCATCCAGACGTAGGAAAAAATCTAAAGAAAGTAGAGAAAAGAGCCAAAGGTTCCGCCAGGATGGGATACCACTCTTCGATGGCCTATCCTTTCAGGGTCAAAGAAGAAAAATGGAGCAATAAATACAAGAAATCAATCAACTGTTCAAATCCCAAAGGGTTCTCACAGAAGGCCCATTGTGCAGGTAGGAAAAAGAAATGAGAATCACAGACGTAATAACAGAGAAATGTTGGAAGGGCTACGAGAAGAAGGGCATGAAGACCATGTTTGGAAAACGTGTTCCCAACTGCGTCAAGCGAGAAGACGTAGACTTCTGTGTGAACTGTGGCGGATTGGTTTTCACAGAATCACTGAACGAAGACTTGAAAAAATGGTTCAAAGACAAGTGGGTGCGTTTTGGTCCAGATGGTAAAATCAGAGGAGACTGTGCAAGAGGTTCCGGCAAGGAAGGCAAGCCTAAATGTTTACCAAGATCAAAAGCATACGCATTGGGCAAAAAAGGTAGGAAATCCGCGGCTTCAAGAAAACGCAGGCAGGATCCAAGCAAGAACAGACGTGGCAAGGCCAAGAACGTAAAGACAAAGAAGTAATATAAAAATCCATTGCTCTTCTGGCAAAATCATTATATACTGTTCACAACAAGGAGAACATAAATGTCAGGTAAAAACTTTAACGAAGCAGAAAAACAAAAACTAATCCAGATCATCAAAGAAGGCTCACAGGTGCTGGGAGAGATCGACGATCTCAAAGGTGGTTTGAGAGACACGGTCAAGGCCATCGGTGAAGAACTAGAAGTTAAACCAGGAATAATCAGCAAAGCAATCACAATAGCACACAAAGATTCATACAAATCTGTGACCGACGACATGGACATGGTAGATTCGATATTGGCGGCCGCTGGCAAAATTTAGTGATCAAACTCGTAAAGGAGTTTTGGATCACGAGCTATAAAACTGATAGACTTTCTTTTTACTTAGAAATTGTATCCGTCGCATTCACCATCGCTGGCAGTTGTCTGCTGACCTTTACATCACCAATTCCCGACATGCAGTTGATATTCCCTCCATACCTTATCGGATCAACCACACTGGCCATAGCCAGTTTCCGAAGAAGGATAATTTGGACTTGCGTTTTGGCCTCATGGTTTACTATAATGAACTGTATAGGAATTTATAAAGTATTTTTTTAAATGAGCTACATAGACGCATATTATAAAAGAGATCAAGACAAGGTATTTGTCGTGGAACGAGTCAAAGGCGAGCGTAAGTTCGTGGAATATGATGCTCGATATCTTTTCTATTATCCAGACAGTCGCGGCAAACATCGAAGCATATACGGAGAACAGTTACAGAAAGTACAGTGTTCCACTTTCAAAGAGTTCATCAAAGAACAGAAGATAAGGAGCAATAAAACACTCTATGAGCAGGACATCAATCCTGTGTTCCGCTGTCTGGAAGAGAACTATCTAGGCAAACCTGCTCCCAAACTGAATGTGGTGTTTTTTGATATCGAGGTGGACTTTGATCCAGAGCGTGGATACTCCACCACTGATGACCCTTTTATGCCCATCACTGCCATAACCTGTCATCTAAGTTGGACTGATCAACTGGTCACGTTCGCAGTGCCGCCCAAGACATTGAACATGTCAGGTGCACGGATGGCCACAGAACGTTTTGACAACGTGATGTTGTTTGAGAAAGAGAAAGATATGCTGGACGCTTTCCTGACACTGATCGAAGACGCAGACATCTTGTCAGGCTGGAACTCAGAAGGGTACGACATACCCTACACAGTGGGAAGGATACAGAAAGTATTGAGTTCAGATGACACAAGACGACTGTGTTTTTGGGGGGAGAAACCTAGAAAAAGAGTATTTGAAAAATATGGCAGAGAGCAGACCTCATACGATTTGATTGGTCGTGTGCATCTGGATCTGTTAGAGCTGTATAGAAAATACACCTACGAGGAAAGACACACGTACAGATTAGATGCCATAGGCGAGTACGAGCTGGATGAAAGAAAGACGGTGTATGAAGGATCACTGGATGCACTGTACAACAACGACTTTGGGTTGTTCATCGAGTACAACAGGCAAGACACTGCACTGCTGGCCAAATTAGAGAAGAAATTAAAGTTCATAGAACTGGCCAACGAGATCGCACATCAAAACACTGTGTTACTGCAGACCACAATGGGTGCTGTGGCAGTGACAGAACAGGCCATAGTAAACGAAGCACACAGGCGTGGCATGATCGTGCCTGCCAGGAAAAGGCGAGCAGAGGGAGAATCATCACAGGCGGCAGGTGCATATGTGGCCACACCAAAAACAGGACTGCATGATTGGATAGGCAGTTGTGACATTAATTCTCTGTATCCATCTGTGATCAGAGCTCTAAACATGGGTCCGGAATCTATCGTTGGACAAATTCGTCCTGTGATAACATCAGCGGAAGTCAACAGAGCCATACACCAAAAGAAATCATTTGCATCGGCCTGGGACAACCAATTTGGTTCATGGGAATACGTTGCAGTGATGAACAAAGAAAAAGGCACAGAAATTATTGTGGACTGGGCAGACGACACAACTGTTAAAATGTCAGCGGCACAAATGCATGAACTGGTGTTTGATGGCAACAACCAATGGATGTTGAGTGCCAATGGTACCATATTCACCTATGAGTTTGAAGCGATCATACCGGGACTGTTAAAACGTTGGTACGAGGAGAGACAAGTGATGCAGAAGAAAATGCACGACTGTGGAGACAACGAGATTGAACGAGAGTATTGGGATAAAAGACAATTGGTCAAAAAGATCAATCTAAACTCACTGTATGGTGCAATCTTGAATCCTGGTTGTAGATTTTTTGACTTGAGGATCGGACAGTCCGTCACACTGACGGGGCGATGTATCACTCGACACATGGCGTCCAAGACCAACGAAGTCATAACAGGTGCCTACGATCACCGAGGTGATTCTATCATATACGGAGATACAGATTCCGTGTATTTCTCAGCATACAAACCTCTACAAAAAGAAATAGACGCAAAACAGATTCCGTGGGAGCGAGAGAACGTGATCGAGTTGTATGATAAGATCGCAGACGAAGTGAATGTTTCATTCCCAGGATTCATGACCAACGCATTTCATTGTCCAAGGAGTCGAGGAGAAGTGATCGCGGCCGGCAGAGAATTGGTGGCATCCAAAGGGCTGTTCATCACAAAGAAAAGATATGCAGTGATATATTTTGACAAAGAGGGCAACAGAACAGACACTGCAGGCTCACCAGGCAAAATGAAAGCAATGGGATTGGATCTCAAGAGATCAGACACTCCTGTGTTTGTACAGGATTTCTTGAGTGAGTTATTGATGATGGTGCTGACCAATGGCACCGAGAAAGACGTGCTCGCAAGGATATCCGAATTCCGAGCAGAGTTTAAAGCACGACCAGGGTGGGAGAAAGGATCTCCCAAGAGAGCGAACAACATGACCAAGTACACAGCGGCGGAGGCGTCTAAAGGCAAAGCCAACATGCCAGGACACGTCAGGGCCAGCATGAACTGGAACAGGTGCAGAGAAATGTACGGAGACAAATATTCTATGTTAATCACCGATGGTGCAAAGGTTATTGTATGTAAACTGAAACAGAATCCCATGGGGTACACAAGTATTGCGTATCCGGTGGACGAACTGCGTATTCCGGAATGGTTCAAGGAACTGCCGTTTGATTCTGAAACGATGGAGGCCACGATCGTGGACCAAAAGATATCCAACCTTATTGGTGTTTTGAAGTGGGACGTGCAGAGCACAGAAACCACAAATACATTTAATCAACTGTTTGAATTTTAAATAACACTATGCTCAGCATAGAAGAAGTGAAATTACTGATCGAAAAGTTAAAAGCCATGAAAGGCACAGATTTCCAAAAACTTATTGATGATAGTTTATCGAAGTTAGAAGATATTGCAGAGGTAGTTAATCTTTTAAACACTGAACAGATTAAAAATTTAGATCAGACTAAAGACTGGTTTGAACGAGACTTAGATTTTAAAGACAGAAATAAAAATGCCATACAGGATGGATGGCTTTTTAACCAAATTGAATTAAAAATAGCTCAATTTGCCAAACAAGGCAATATCAGACAACATTGTCTAGAAATTGGTGCTGGGTATGGTAAATTTACTCTATTATTACGTGGATGGAGATTAATATTTTTTAATGAACTGTTAGAAAAATGTAAGGATAGAATATTTTCTCTTTTTACTAAACCACATCAAAGACTATTAAGATTTTATACCACTGACAGAACTGCTTGTCCAGATATACCAGACAACAGTTGTAATTTCGTATTCAGTTGGGACACATTTCCGTTCTTCACACAGGAACACATTGCAGAATATCTAAGAGATATCCACAGGGTGATACTGCCAGGGGGATATGGTTTCATACACTATGCTGATTGCCATTTTGATGCTGATTTAAAAGAAGCAAAAAGAGGCTACTGGAACTACAATACCAAATCATCCATGAAAAAACTGTTGCAGGACGCAGGTTATGAGGTAATTGAAATGGAACAAATAAAACCCAAAGCCAACTACGCAATCTTCAAGAAACCTGGTAATGCCAATCCAGTGGTGTACAAGGTGGTAGAAATACCGTTACCTCGAGACGAAGAAAAATAAATTAAAGGCTTGCTCACAATCTAAATATCCTATATAATATTTTTATTATGATAGATATCTTAAAAGACATAGTCAAACA